CTAGGTCTTCTTTGCTTTTGAGTTGATTGCTTGGGTTACGCGCACGAAAGTATTGGTCGGTTGCAAAAATACTCGGCCTGTCTACTTGTGCAAGTTCTTCCCAAGGGTTGAGTGTTTTGGGTTTGTCGGTCATACAACCTCCTTTAATTGCGTAGCCAGCGATTCACACTCATCAATGCAGAAGTCCAGTGATCTAATGACATCACCTTCGAACCGCAACGACAACGCGCTTATGCTTTTGTACTCGGGGGCCATCAACTCAGGGTCACGCGCATCACCAAGGTGTGCGCAGTCATAGCCGAACCACCACAAGTCGGCAGCTTCAACAGGGTATTTGCCGTTGCCCCCTGCAAAGGTCAGGCCGCCATGTACATCAACGTCAGCATCATCATACGCAACGCCGTAAAGCTTATGCCCTACCGGTATTGCCACGTACCCACAGCGGTGTCCCATGGGGGTAGCGCACACCACAGCGCGGTAGCCTGCCTTTGTTACCCAATCTTTTTCTGTAGTCATAGCGGCACACTCCCAAGTTGTTTAAGCGCGGCTTGTAGTCCTGCCAAGCCACCCACGCGTTGGTCGTTGAAGAATATCTGCGGCATCTGACGCGCATCAGGGAACTCTTTGAGCAGGTTGCCAAGGCGGTCGCCCACCTCGATGTCCACCTCATTGAATGGTAAGTTGAGCGAACCCAGTACGAGCTTGGCTGTTATGCAGTTGGGGCAGTTTGCCTTGGTATAAATTGTGATGTTAATTTCTTTCATGCTCCCCTCGCTTTCAGCATTGCGTCTGCCATCTTGTATGCGTTCTTTGCGTATTCATCAACCCACGATACGTGGCTTACTTCCTTGCTAACAATTGCTTGCATAGCCTTAGCCGCAAAGTAGTCACGCAGGGTCATGCCTTGACTGTTTGCAATTGAAATTGCGGTAGTGACTTTATCGCCTTGTGGAAACGCTAGTATGTCCATCTTAACCTCCAAACATCTGCTTCAAGTGCACATACAACTCACGTGCCTGATACACAGTCATGTTGCCAATAATGTCTTCGGGTGTCTTTGTACGTACAAGGGTCACCATGCGTTTGGGCGCAACCTCAACCCCACTCATAGCGTACGCTGCAGCATCAAGCGCATCTTGGCTAGGCATAGGCGTAGGCACAGGCGTAGCTTCTAGCTTGGCTTTCAACAGCGCACCGATACCTGTCGCAGGCTTCTTCTGTGTCTTGGCTTTCTTTTTCCGCTTGTAGTTCACGTTCTTGATAGGTGCGTACTCATCCACATCTGCGTACCACAGGCCGTTGGTTTCGTGAACCATGTAGCTTCTGCGCATCTGCGCTATCAATGATGACACTGACCCTTTGGCAAAGCCCTTGTGCCCAAGCGCTTCGACGATCTCCAGACGTGTGGAGCCGGGGTTGTTCTTGATGTAGCTGAAGGTTTCGCGTGAGACGTTGTTTGTGATTTTGTGTTGATTAATCATGGCTGGTTTTTGGTTTGAAGTTGAGGGAGAAGAAGAGGTTGACACTGGTTGGGCAGAGGGAGGAGGGGGCGCCACCTCGTCATCATCCCAAGCTTGCAGAGTCTTAGTTAGCGCAGAGCGCAGGGCAGTTTGAATGTCAGGCATTTAGATTCCTCCTGTTAGTAGCATGACAATAAAAATTGCGGCGAGAGCCGCTACGGAAAGCACGCAAGTGCGTGTATCTTCTGACCATCCCTGCTTGTCGCCTAACAGGATAGATTGCACCCAAGTCTCCTCGGGCGTAGGTATGGGGGTAGGGGGTGTGTAGAGCAAGCCAATCTTGACCTTGCCCGTATCGTAAGGTGTGTGTTTCATTTAGTTATTTCTCCTTGATGGATACATTATTTGTCTAGTGTTGGACAAAAGTCAATACCCTCGCCAATAAAAAATATCGGCAATAAGTATCATTACCGCTAACAAAAGTACTATTCTTTCGAACTTTTCCCAGTTAGTCATCATTGTTTTCTCCTTCGGTTGTAGGTGCAACGGCAAGTGTGCGCATGACCTCGAGCAACAAGACATGAATGTCCTCAAGGTGCGTGACTCGGTACTCGGCAGGGTTCATAAGGTAGTCCCGCAGGTCTGCCTCGATACAGCGCAGGTGTAGCGCAGTTGTGTCTGATACTTTCATTTCGTTTCTCCTTTGTTAAATCTAATTGCGTCTTGCCACACAAGCCACGCATCCATGACGCTAGTCCACCACCATTCATCATGGTCTTTCTCATCTTTCCTGTGCTCAAGGAAATACAGCACATTGTCCTGAGTGGCGGATGCCACATTGCGCAGGTACGCTTCCATGAATGCTGCTTCTTCTGGCGTGGGTTCAAAGACAAGCTGTGTGTCGTACACCTCGCCGTCACCCATGCGTGCCTTGGTGATATCAAACTCATAGAGCGCTCTGTTCTCAGCATCGGCACGGCTTTCGGCCTCGATCACTACTGTCTGCCAGTAGGACATGACTATTTCCATTTTGTATTTCATTTGCTTTCTCCTTTGGTTTTTAATAAAAACATAGCGAGCGTCAGGTCTGCTTGCAAACCATTGGCTCAGTTGGGGGTTATCGTCTTGCATCAGGGGTGGTGGATCCCATCCAGTCTTTCTCATACATCCTCCTTAAAAATGTGGGGGCGAACCCCCACTACGAATCAAGTCAACAGTGCAGGCAAGGTTGGCTTGAACGACACAGGCTTGCGCACATCCCATTGCAGGTAGTAACACACGACCTCAGCGATAGTGCTGACCGCACCATACGACTTGGTAGCCATGCTGATAAGACCAGACGCATCGCCCTCCATCAGCATATCGTAGATGCCCTGCTCGGCAACGCACAAGTCGTCACGATGTGTGTACGTGAGTGGCTCAGGCTGGAACAAGTGGAGCACAGTAGTCAGCGTGTACGCAGGCATCTGGTCAAGCCATATCTCCATCGTCTCAACGTCAGCCTCGGTCAGTGCAACAGCAAGGTCTTCAGGTGTTGGCTGAACGAAGCCATCCTCGTCATCAGGAAAGTCGTACGCTGTCTCGTCGTAGTTGGCGCTGTGTGCGCTGATACCACGGGGCTTGACGTTGAAGCTAGCGTTGTAGTCATACATCTCGTCGTACTCGTCATCCATGTAGCCGCCATATGCACTGGTGTACTTGTACGACTTGAGTGCAGTCGTGCTCTTGTAGCTTGGGATCAGACGTGATGGCGTCCACGCATAGGTATTGCTGAACCACAAGTCATCGTGCTCGATACCCTGATCGAAGTTGACGTGCTGCACACGACCCTCGCCGTTCATGAACACGAAGCGGTTGTTGCCGATGAACTCCTCAAGCATAGCAACGAAGCCTGCGTCATACACAAGGTCAGGGGCAGAGGACACAGCGCTGTGCAAGTAGTCCTTGATGAAGTGCCATGTGTCAGACTTGGACGTGTCAGCGGCATTGCCTGTATGCAGTACGCCGTTGTGCATCATGGCGATGAAGCCAGGGATCACGTCGTATGGATGGCAGTTGAGCATATCGGTCTTGCCGTGTGTAGTCCAGCGGAAGTGGATAGCAATCTCACGATCGTCTTGAGGCAGGCGCTGAATGAATGCAGTAGCATCGCCGAGATTCTTGGGCAAGGACTTGGTGACCTTGAGCCCCTTGGCTGTGCCGTACATGAACCCAATGCCGTCAGGGTTGGATGTGAAGATGTCGCTGAGTAACCCGTGCGTGTCGAGCAGGGTTGAACGAACTTTGGAAGACTGACCTGTAATGATTAAACACATAATAAACTCCTTGAGGTAAAAAAGAATGGGGACAGGTTGTCCCCGATGGTTGTTGTTGAATTAAACGGAAGCAGTGCCATCAACATCGGCAGGCACAGGGTTCTGACCCTGAATCAGTGAGTTGAAGTCGTCTTCTTGCAGACGCCACACGTCGTTGTCACGCACGTAGATCACATCCTCGTCACCGATCTGCTGATCGTTGCCGCTGTACGGGAACACACACAACTGCAAGCCGATCACCCTGAAGTATGTGAAGTACAGCCCGTGGCGGTTAGCGTAGGCACGTATACCAGCGCCATCCTCATGCGCTATCTCCATCCGATACTCGTGGTCACACCCGTGAGGGCGTCGGGTTGTAGCGGCAACAACAGGGGGCACAGTGTCAGTGCAAGTAACCTCGGCAGGGGCAGAGGGTTGCTTAGATGCACCATGCACAGCACGCACGCCATACCACTTGACTAGCGCAGGGTACTGACCTGCCACAGTCTTGAGCCACTTGACGAACGATGTGCCGTTGAGATCACGCCACGATGCGACACGGCAGAACATGACAGACGCATGAGTGAACTCGATCTGTGCAAGCAGTC